AGGGTTGATGAATAATGAAAATATTGAAAAATGCTGGTAAATTTGAAGTGCTGACTAAGCCTGAAGATGTGATTAAAGACATAGCAACAGCAGCAAGAACATGTTATCAGTCTCAGGATAAAGCTACTCCTGAGACTGATAAAAAGTTAGTTAAGAATTTGATGAATAGAGGCCATTTTGCTATGTTTGAGTTCGCTCATTTAACAGTTAAATTAAGTAATATAAGCAGATATTTAACTCATGAATTAGTTAGACATAGATTGTTGTCATATGCCCAAGAAAGTACGAGATATTGTTCATATGATAGTATTCAAAATAAAAGAAATATTTTTTGTAAGTTTTCTATTGAGGATGAAAAAGATATAATAGATATTTATCAAACTGGCAAATCGGCTAATCAAATATCAAAATTATATGGATGTAACTCACAAACTATAATTAATATACTTAAAAATAATAATATCCAAATTAGAGAACGTGGAGATTTTTGTTTTTCTTCTGATATTGTTAATAATTTTGAACCAGAAAATATTAATCATGTTTATGCTCAGATATTAGGATTTTTATTTGCAAATGGAAATTTATATAATAATGGTTCTAATTATGTTATCTCATTTAAAATAAAAGATATAGAATATTTACAACAATTACATTTTATTATTGGTGGTAATATATATCCATATGAAAAAGAAGGATTAATTAAACTTAATATAAGTTCTAAATCTTTGTATAATTTATTCAAAAATGTTTATGGATGTGAAGAAAATAAATCACTAAATCTCAGATATAATCTTATAGAAAAAAATTTGCCAAAAGAATATTTGTCAAGTTTTATAAGAGGATTTTTTGAAGGGGGTGGTTTTATAGGTTGGTATAAAAATAATTGGAAAAGACAATTAACTTTTACCTCTGGTTGTAAAGAATTTTTAGAATGGTTATCTATTGTATTACATAAAAATTGTAATGTTGATATAAAAAATATTTATTCTAAAACTAAAAGTTTTCAATTGGTTTATCAAGGAAAAAAAGATATTAAAAAAATAGTTGATTGGATGTATAGTGAATTTTCTTTCGAACTAATAATGGAAAGAAAATTATCTATGGCATCTTCATTATCTAATATAGATGATAAGATTAATTCTAAGTTCAATAATTTTTGTGATAAGTATAATGTTGTTAGTCCTCCATTTGACGATATAGAAAGACAATATAATTATGTGTATAATACTCAGAATGAAATTTCTTGTTATGAATCTTTAAAAGGAATATATAAAAATGATGATAGAAGATTGTTTCTTCCTAGTAATATTAAAACAGAAATAGTTTTCAAATCTAATTTGAGAGAACTTAGACATATATTTACTATGCGATGTGATAAGTTTGCTCATTGGGAAATTCGTGGTGTCATGCTCAACTTATTAAAATGGTGCCAAGAAAATATCCCACTTGTATTTGATGATTTTAAGTTTTTCAAAACTGAAGATGGTAAAGAATATGCTCGTCCTGTGATGTCAGTATTTAATATAGCAGAGAAGATTACAGAAAATGGTGACATAGAATCAATTATTGATAAACTTTCTGATGAATTACAAAATAGAATATTTGTACATCTCAATAACAAACTGCGGAGGTAAACAATGAATTTTGATGAATACCAAAGACTTGCTTCACAAACAGCAATCTATCTTGACAAGTTCAAGCAATGTGGTTACGAAGAAATTCCTAGTACTGTTATGAAGTATCTTGGTCTTTCTTACTGCGCAAACGGTCTAGGAGAAGTTGGTGAGATACAAGGAAAAATCAAGAAGATTCTTAGGGATCAAGGTGGAGAAATTAAGGATTCCAATGTTCAGGATTTGAAGAAAGAACTCGGAGATGTTCTTTGGTATGTTTCTGCTATGTGTTCTGAACTAAATCTGTCCCTTGACGAAGTAGCAGAAGCAAATATAGATAAATTGTTTGACAGGAAGAGAAGAGACAAATTGACAGGTTCTGGCGACGACAGATAATTTTGTTGTTGACATAATCAAAGAAACATGTTATTATTAAAATAAAGACGAACATTTCAACAAGGAGTTGTTTATGTCTAAAGTTCAGTACAAAAGTGAATTGTTTGATTTGTTGAAAGACCTCACATCAATCAATACTCAGGTTATTTTTGAGAAGGATGATGATGGAAATGTCTTGGTAAGAAGAGCAGATTCAGAGTCAACTATCGCATATCAGTTGGTAGCCCCAAAGGATTACTTTGACTTCCAATATGACCAGGTTGCTTTTTACAATTATCCGGAGTTCTATAACTACTTCAAGGCTCTAGGAGAACCTGAAATTGATATTGAGCAGAAGAATGTTATTATGAAGGAAGGAAGTTCTAAATCTAGTTATCTGTTGTCAAACCCAGAGTCAATAGCAGCGGGTCCAAAGTCAATTAATTTTAAGGACCCAGATATTCGTATCAAGATTTCTTCAGAAGAGCTTGATGAGTTGTTGAAGATGATTGGTCTTATCAATTCAAAGAAGACGCAGGTTATCGGTGATGGAAGTAAAATCATTTTCAAGGTCTTCCACAATCTACATGACAATACATTTGAGAAGTCATTTGAGGTTGAGAACCTGACAAATTTCGATGATGAGATTGACTTCATAATGTTTTCGGATACTTTTAAAAATCTTCCAGCTAAAAGAGATTATGTTGTTGAAATAAAATCTCAGGGTTTTGTAAGAATTTCATTGGTTGATGAGGATATTAGTCTTGACATTTATACTGGTCGTGTAAGGCAGTAAGGAGTTCATTTATGACAAAGAAAAGAGAAGAGAATTTAGAGCCTGAAAAGAATTCCGAAAAAAAATCTAAAGTTGATGAAGTTTTGGATCAGGAAGAAAACCAGTTGTTTGTTCCTGAAAACTTCGATGATGAGTATGAATCTGGTGGTCTATTTACAGACGCTAAATATGATACTCCAGATGATGCTGATGCTTTTGTTGAAACCGGTGAGGGTAAGGTTATTAAAAGGGAGGATATGACTCCTTTTGAAATAATCAAATCGATTGCCAAGGAAAATGGAACAGAGTTGAAAGACCCTAAGGAAAGTTGTAGATATTGTTACGGAAGAGGATACGAGGGTTTAGAATCTGTTACCAAGTCACCCGTCCCGTGCAGATGCCTTTTTCGTGGGAAAACCAAGAAAGAAAAAGAGTCTGAGAGTGCTTATGATTCTGGAAAAATAAATAGAAAGATTACCAGAAGTCAAAAAAGAGCAATGGCTAGAATGTTGAAGAAGAATTTCGAAATTCAAAGGAAGATCGAAAAAAGAAGGAAGAAAAGGGGGACTAATGGTAATACTGTTGAGTTGAAAGAGCCTTCAGCAAGACATATTAACAAAGTTCTTAGAGAATACATCAAGAGAGAATCTCTAAAAGATACATCAACTTCTTTGAATCTTACATTGACAGAAACTAAAAAGATCGTGAAGGGAAATAAAGAGAAACTTGAAAAATTGAAAGTAAAGAGGAATAAATGATTGAGGTAAATAAGTCAAAACAGTTGTCTTATAGTTTGTGGATTGAGAAATATCGCCCAATGTCAGTTAAGCAAGTTCTACTTGCTCCAAAGGTCAAAGCTTTCTTCCAACAATTGGTAAAGGAGAAGGAGATTCCAAATCTTCTTCTCTATTCATCTAGTCCGGGAACTGGTAAGTCCACTATAGCAAAAGCCCTTGTCAATGACATAAAGTCGGATTATATATACATCAATATATCTCTTGACAGAGGTATTGACACACTGAGAAATAGAATATCTAAATTCGCAACTTCTTATTCTATGTTCGGTGAGAACGAGGGTGGAAAGAAAATTTGTATTCTTGATGAGTTTGATGGAGCCACACCAGAACTACAGGCTGCTATGCGTGGATTCATGGAGGAGTTTCAGGACTCATGTAGATTTATCTTGACATGTAATTACTTCACAAAAATAATTGAACCACTAAAGTCAAGGTGTCAGTTAGTAGATTTCAACATGATGGATGTTGAAATTCAGAAGGAACTGAAGCCAATAATTTTTAAGAGACTTTGTGGTATTTTGAAGTTTGAGAATGTTGAGTATACTCCAGAAGTTATTAAGAAGGTTGTGGAGACATTCTATCCAGATATTCGTAGAATGGTAAGCTTACTTCAGCATTACTCTAAAGCAAGTGGAATGATTGACAATGGTATATTCAACGTAGAAAATGTTGATACTGAATTTTATAATATGATTGTCAACAGAAAGCTAACAGCCGCAAGAAAATATATCATAGAGAGAAACTACAACTATGATGAGCTTTATAGAAATCTGTTTGACAATCTTGTTCCAATGTTAGATAAAGATAAGCAGGCTCAATCAATTTTAATAATCGCTGAATATGCGTTTCGCTCAGTTCACGTCCTTGACAAAGAAATCAATTTTACAGCGTGTTTATTAGAATTAATGGGTATTTTATAGTCTAATATATAAATCTCCTTATAAAGAAATAAATATCTTTATAAGGAATTTATATGAGAAAGAAAGTAATATTTGAGGACTGGTTAGAAAAAGCAAATTTAATTTGGAATTGGAGATATAATTATGATGAAGTCAAAGAAAATTGGATTGATTCAAGAAGTAAAGTCCCAATAACTTGTAATCAATGTGGTCATAGATGGTTGATAAAACCATCTGACCATGTTGCTAAATCAAGATTATGTGGATGTCCTAAATGTAAATATGATGATAAAAGGTTAGATTTAAATAATTTGATAAAAAGGTTTAAAAAATTCACAACAATAAGTATGATTATTTTGAAATTAAAATTTATCAAAACAACCATACAAAACTTTCAATTATATGTAAAGATGATATTCAAAAAATGTTGGAGGTCTTATAATGGTTAGATACTTTTGTGATTGTTGTGGCAAAGAACTGAAGAAAAGAGGTAATGTCTTTGTGTGGCTTTGTCATCTGACAGATATTGCCAACGGTAAAAACCCTGGTTGGGAAGGAATCGACGGAATCGAGGAACATGACTTCAGCAAATCACAACCAATATCCGGTAGAGAAGACTCAGCAGAGCTTTGTCACAAATGCTATAATGAAATAGTTATATTATCCGTAAAGAGTCTTTTTGAGACAATGAAGGAGAATGGTAATGTCAAACTTTAAATGTATAATACCTAGACATGACGAGCAAAAATTCAAGATGTTTGCTGAACCATCATTGAAGAAGATAGGAGCACAAGTTCTATCAGTCTTCGATCAAGAAGAAGGTAAACATGAAAACATTTTCAAGAAATATAATGCCGGTATAGAAGCAGCAATGCAGTCAGGTCTTAAGGATGATGATATCATTGTTTTCATGCATGAAGATGTTGGTATTCTTGACAACTTATTTAGAGAGAAGGTTGAACTTCTTTTTGCTGAAAAGAACGATGTAGCCATTGTCGGAATAGCAGGAACTACTGAATTGACAGAAAGAGGTGGGTGGTGGATGACAACACCTGACAAAATGAGAGGACATCTTATTCAGGGTAAGAACGAAGGTAAAATTGGTGAAGGATTCCATCTTCAGAAAGGTGTCATAGGTTACTTTGATGATGTTGTTTGTGTTGATGGTTGTATAATGATAACTCAAGGCAGATTTCTAAAAGAGGGAATTTCTTTTGACGATAAGACATATGAGTATAACGATTTTTACGATATAGATTTCTGTCTAAGGGTACAGGAAATGGGATACAAAATCGCCGTTGCTGATGTACTTATCTACCACCAATCATCAGGAATGGGTGTTTTCGATGATAAGTGGAAACAATCTAAAGAAAAGCTTTTTGAGAAATGGAAAGACAAGGGACTTAAATTACCGATTACTCGTGACCAATTTGACATAAAAGAAGTTGAAAGCGAGATTGTTGAGATTGATATATAATGGAGGTAACTATGGTTATGATTTTGATTGGATATGTCATTGGAATTATTATGATAGAAATTTTTGAAAAAATAAAGTTGGACAAAATGATTATGATGATGGAAAAACCAAACAGGTGGGAATGGGTTGAAGTTCAAAATGAAACAATTAAAAATTTACAATAATAAGTATTGTGATATATGAACAAGCAAGACATCATAAAGATATTGGAAAAATGTGAAGATTGGTACGATGCTTCTGATATTGGAAATGAGATTGGTATAGAAGTCTCTAAGATTGATATAGAGGAAGCTAGAAATTTTCTAAGTGGAATTAAACATGGAATATCTTTAGTAGATGGAACTCATGGATAAGGATTTAATATGAAAGTTTACTTAACAATTGGGTTGCCGGGTTCTGGTAAATCAACATGGTCAAGAAAGTTTGCCAGTGAGAACAAAGAAGTTGTTATTGTCAATCGTGACGCATACAGATCGATGATAAAGGGTGGAGAGTATACATTCGATTTTAGATTTGAACCTTTTATCAAACAATCAACTAACAAGGCAATCGAAATGGCACTAGAGCACGGTCTTGATGTTATTGTCGATGAGACTCATATAAAGTCTGCCAGGAGAATAGAAATAGTAGAATCCATCAGAGATTTTGAGAGAAGTTATGGATTGATTACAAAAGACTTTGGTGAGACTGAGATTGTATATATGTGGTTTACAGAAGACAAAAGAAATATTGAATATAGAATGAGAGAATCCCGTGGATATGATGTATCCAAGTGGGCTCAAGTCATCAATGGTATGAAGAAGAACTTTGAACCACCAACAGATGGAGAAGGATACAATAAACTCGTAAAGGTCAATCCATTTGAATCTTCAAAGGATATATAATATGAGATGGAAATTGTTGAAACATTTGTTTGATTTTAGAAAAATAACAGTATTAGAGGCTCCTATGGTAGAATATAAACTAAAGCATTTTGTAGTTCAGGAGTTCGTAGACCCTGAGACATATAGCATTAGAGGCGATAAATCAATCTCTGTCATTGATTGGAGAATGTTATGGACTGCCGATATGATAAGAGAGTATTTCGATAAACCAATGATAATAAACAATTGGCATGTTGGTGGTAGTAGAATGTGGTCGGGGATAAGATACGAAAACTCTCCGGAGTATTCAAGATTCTCTCAACATACATATGGAAGAGCAATAGACTTTTACATGAATGGAATTGATTCTGCTGAGATAAGAAAAACTATTCTGGATAGTCCATATGAAGATGCTTTCAAATACATAACAACAGTCGAAGATTTTCCAAGCCAAAGTTGGGTCCATGTTGATTGTAGAGTTTTGAGAGAAGAACAAGAAAGATTTCTAATAGTAAAACCTTGACTTTGGAGAAATAATTTGTTATGATTAAATCAAAAGTTGTCAAACTGTCAGATTTGCTTGGTGATTTTCTTGAGGGGAAGAACATTCACAAAATTAAGAAGTACGACGACTATTATATAGTTTCGTGGAAAGAATCCGAAATCTGGAATATAGATTTGTCAGGATTATCAAGATCAGAAAAGGAAAAATTTCTATCAATATGGCCTAAAGTTAAAATGAAAAGAGGAGGTAATGGCTCATGAAGTGGTTAAAGAATTTGATAAAAGAAGCTGTATGTATATACTGGTAGACTACCCAAAAGTAAAGCGGAAGAGTACATAAAGAAAATTTCAAGCGATTTCAAAAAGAAATACCCAGAATATAAAATTATGTGGCTGGGATGTGGAGAGTAATTATGAATTGGCTTAAAAAAATTATAATAAGAATGGCTTGGCCCAAGATCAAGAAGATTCTTTTAAGTAATGTAAACAGTGAAAAGTATCAGAAATTGATAGTCACCAAAGCAAACAAGAAGGTTGACATTCCTGGAATTCCTGAGAAAAGTGAGGAAAAGCTTTTCAATGATATTTACGACGCAACTCAGGAAGCAACTACAGAAATGATAAATGGCATAGATATTGAGGAAGCAATTGAAAGGATACTCTAATGGAATTATTTGATTATCTCGATGGCTTGACTGTTGATAATAAGGATTTAGATTTCAGTGATGAAGAGGTTAATAAGGGATATCCTGGTTATATGATTAACAGGTTTGTATCTATGAGTGAGATATATGTACCTGTAGTCAACGAAATAAACAAGTATGATGTTCCTAATAGTACTCACTACAGGTACTACTTTTCTATTCTACCAAAGAGAAAGCATTACTTTAAGTATATAAAAAAGAAGAAGGATTTGGATCAGAAAGAAAAAATGGTTATTGCCAGATATTTTGAAGTAGGGTTGAAGGATGCTGAAAGATACATTCAACTTCTTGATGAAAAGCAAATTAAGGAGATACTTGAAATCTTTAGTTACGGCAAAAATAAAATTGCTGATGTATAAATACTTACAAATAAGGAGGTATTTATGCGATACAAACCACCGAAGATTAACAAGAAACCACAATTCGTACCTATCGTAGCAAAGAACAAAGATTGGTTGGTTGGGTATATAAGTGGTATAAAGATGATTGAAAACTTAATTGTTGAAACTCTTAAAGACAATGGTATCGAAATCAATCTTAAAGGAATTGATTTATGTTTGGATAGCTCAAGATTTAATGATATAATGGAAAATGGAAAAAGAGAATCTAAATGTTCAGAAGAAGAGATAAGAGAATATTATAAGGAAATTATAAAAAATAAAATTATTTGTTTACATGAGTCCCATCCAGATAATGTTGAAGAAATTTTTTGTGGAAATTTTTTGGAGGTTGAATGTACTTGTGGGTTTGGAGTATATTTTTTCAAAGATGTGACAGATGTCCCTGATGAACAGTTCAAATGTCAGAATTGTGGAAGAGTTATAATAGACTATTCTGG